ACACTTTTACAAGGTTGTAATCACTCATCAAACCTGTTCCGAAGAATAAGTTAGATTTTTGTGCAGCAACCATAGCAGAAGATGCTAAACCTGGACACCATGCTAATTCAACACCATTGAAGTTCATTGGTTTTTCACCAACGTTCATTTGGTTGTTGTATCCGTTCGCACCTTGCGCACCACCAGCTAATGCTTGTTGGTATGCTTTAGCTACGTTAGTTGGGATGTAAATTAATACATCTTCTTTACCATAGATAGTTTGAGGAATTGCATCAACTAAAGAATTTAATCTAGCTAATACGTTTGATGAATCAACTGAACCAGAAAGTGATGCAGTGATAGGAGCATTGCTTCCACCAGCAACTACTGAAGATGATAATGCGTTGTAGATACCACCGAATTGTCCGTTAGTAGCAGCAACACCTTGCCAAATTGATTGTTCAGTTGCTTCTGCAACTTTTCCACCAATGTAAGACACTAAGAAATCGTTTATGCTAGCAGGGATAGTATCAAAAGCACTATATCCTAGTTGTAAACTTTCCCATGAATTTAAAAATTCAGCTTTACATAATTGTAAGTTTACTTGCAATTCTTTTGGAGTGATTACTCTTTCAGAAAGAGCAACAGTACCAGAAGTTGCGAAATCACACGCTGCATCAGTTATAATACTATTCACGTCAATCTTTTGGATTACTGATTTGTACTTAACATTCGGCATGATAGTGATGTAGTTTTTATCTAGCGTAGTTGCAGATAAAAGGGCGCTCGCTATATATTTTCCAGCGAATTCCCCTGCGTACGTACTTGTTACAGTAGGTTGTACGAAGTTTTGATTTTTTCTCATTTTTTAATAAGTTTTTTTGTTAATTATTTATATAATTTAGATAAGAAAGTATTTTGCGGTGAAGCAGGTACTTTTCTACTAAATTTACTTTTTTGTTGTTTTGCTAAAGGGCTTTCCTCTATTGGAGCACCATCTAACTTTGGAAGTTCTTCTTCCTCATCAGACATTTGAACATCTTCTTCTTTCTTAGGATACATTCCATCCTGCATAGATTGGATTTTCTTTTCCATCTCATCAATACGATATTGTAATTTTTCCATTACTTTACCCATATCTTCAGTGATAGGTTCAGCAGTTGCATCTGCTTCATCAGTAGATTCACCACCAATATCTTCACCTGCGATACTTTCAGCATATACTGATTTTTCTTTAGGTACTTTAGTTTGAGGTAATTCTTCAACTGGTACTTCTTCTGATTTTGCATCCATTGGTAACTCTACGTTTTCTCTCTCAGCTATAACACCATCTTTAGTGATAACTTTGATTCTAACTTCATTACCTTCTGAATCTTTAAGAACAATTTCATGTTCTCCGTTTGGTGCAGCAGTTTTAGTACCATCTTCTGATACTACTGATACATCTTCACCAACATCAAATGTAGGTGATTCTAAAATCGTGCCATCTGCTAATTTAGCGTATGCTAACACAACCTCCTCTTTTGATAAAGAAAGGGTTGCTATGATTTTGTTTAATACTTGTTTTGCGTTCATATTTGTGTATTTGATTATTTAACAACTATTAAGTTGTTTGTAGTTATTTTTTTATGGTTGTGTTGTTGTAGTTGTGCTATTTGTGGTTGTTGTAGTACCATCAGTAGTTGTAGTTGTAGTCCCAGCCGTTGTTGTTGTAGTACCCGCAGTAGTAGTTGTTGTACCATCAGTTGTTGTGGTGGTAGTTCCAGCCGTAGTTGTAGTTGTACCTGCGGTAGTAGTTGTAGTTCCCGAAGTGGTTGTAGTTGTACTAGTTGGTGCTGCAGTGGTAGTTGTAGTTGTACCTGCGGTTGTTGTAGTTGTTCCTGCGGTTGTAGTTGTAGTTGTACCTGCGGTTGTAGTTGTAGTACCAGCCGTTGTGGTAGTAGTACCCGATGTAGTCGTGGTAGTTGTTCCTGCGGTAGTTGTTGTAGTCCCAGCCGTAGTTGTTGTAGTACCTGAAGTAGTTGTTGTAGTACTACATAATGTATCACATATACTATTTTGAGAAGTTGTATTATCTAAATTAACTGTGTATGTAGGTCCAGCTGCTGAAGTAGTTGGCGAGTAGATATACCCATCAGTATTCTTATAGTAAACTGTATTTCCAGTAGTTAATGGAGTTGTACTTCTACCTGTTATTGCTCCAGCTAAATAAGAACACGTTCCACCACTACATGTGTATTGATACAAATCGTAGTAGTAATATCCTGCAGAAGTTGTTGTTGTAGTTGTAGGTGCTGCAGTTGTAGTTGTTGTTGTTCCACTAGTTGTAGTAGTGGTAGTTGTAGGTGCTGCAGTTGTAGTCGTTGTTGTACCAGCAGTTGTTGTGGTAGTTGTTCCTGCAGTAGTAGTTGTAGTCCCAGCCGTAGTTGTAGTTGTTCCTGCAGTAGTAGTTGTAGTTCCACTAGTTGTTGTTGTTGTACTAGTTGGTGCTGCGGTAGTAGTTGTTGTACCCACACAAGTTGCGCAATCATAGAAAGGAGTTCCCCATGTAGCTGCAGTAAATACTGAACCTGTTGATACACCTAAATAATTCCAACAATCAACTCCATTAAATGTAGAAGGTTCTGCTACTGAACTTATTTTATATGCTGAACCTGATGTTGGTGCAGGTGCATCTGATTTTTGTATTGTATATATTGTTCCACCACTACATAATTGAACCTGATATTTAGGAATTGTTGTAGTAGTTGTTGTAGTTGTTGGTGCTGCCGTAGTTGTTGTTGTTCCTGCAGTTGTTGTTGTAGTTGTTGATGGAACGCAAGTGTTTAATTGACACCATTGTGTACCATCCCAAAAATATAAGTTAGAACCTGAAACTGCTAATGCTGGTATCGTTTGAGATATTAATAACTGACCAGTTGGTCTGAATTCATAAGATAATGCATTTACACCAGATGCTGATACAAACGGAGTATTAACCGCAACTGATGCATTAACGCTACCAGTTACTTCAATTTTACCTAATTGTCCAAATCCAGGATTTAATCCAGTAACTTTTAAGCTACCTGTGATTCCTAAAGAACCTGTTATCTTTGTATCAGCATCAATAGTTAATCCACTATCTGCTCTTACATATATTGTATCAGAACCATCGTTATTAACATTTACATAAGTTTCATCATCTCCCAAATATAGATAACCACCACTTGCTGTGATGTGTGTATCTTGCGGTGCAGTGTTATATACTTCTAAATACCTAACATCATTAGCATCAGGTTGTAATTTTATATTACCATCTCCTATGATTGCTTCAGTTATAGTTAATGACCCGCTAATTGATTGATTACCTAAGAATTGGTTTGAACCTGTTGTCGCATAAGACCCACTATTAAATATAGGGGATATACCCGATGTTCCATTGCTTCCATTTAAACCGCTCGTACCTGCTAAACCATTAGTACCATTGATACCACTAGTTCCGTTCAATCCTGAGGTTCCTGACGTGCCCTGTGAACCATTTACGCCTGATGTACCTGAAGTTCCGTTTGAACCTCCAGCTCCACTCAAACCTGATGTACCCGATGTACCATCTAATCCCGATGTGCCTGATGTTCCTTGCGAACCAGCTCCACCATTTATTCCTGAAGTACCATTAGCACCATTGATGCCACTAGTACCATTACTTCCATTTAATCCACTCGTCCCACTAACACCGCTAGTTCCTGATGAACCCGTCAAACCCGATGTTCCTGACGTGCCATTCACTCCGCTAGTTCCGTTTACCCCACTAGTACCATTTACTCCTGATGTACCTGATACACCCGAAGTACCTGAAGTACCATCACCACCTGCAGCTCCTGCTAAGTTTACTTGCCATACGTTATATGTACCATTACCATCTTTGGCAGTGACAGTTAATACTAAAGCACCATTACCGGCGTTATAGCTTACTACATCACCCGTCATGTGATTATTTACATCGTATGCAATCAATACTGATTGTGCTACTGTGTATGCTAAACCTAATCCAGTTATTAAACTTAATGTTGAACCCTGATTTTGAATTGATAAAGATGTAGATGATGTAGATTGGTATTTATCACCATTTAAACCTGATGTACCATTACTACCATTTACCCCTGAAGTTCCGTTCACACCTGATGTGCCGTTTACTCCCGAAGTTCCATTAGAACCATTTAAACCAGATGTTCCATTTATACCCGATGTGCCACTCACTCCACTAGTCCCATTACTTCCGTTAGCACCATTCGTTCCGTTGATACCTGAACTTCCATTTAAACCTGAAGTTCCATCAACCCCATTAGTACCATTTGTGCCATTAGCACCATTGATACCGCTAGTTCCGTTAATGCCTGATGTTCCCGATACTCCTGAAGTACCTGAACTTCCACCTGCTCCTGTGATACCTGATGTACCATTACTTCCGTTTAAACCCGATGTACCGTTTAAACCTGAAGTTCCATTTATTCCACTAGTCCCATTGATACCCGATGTTCCTGAAACACCGCTAGTACCCGAACTTCCACCTGCTCCACTTAAACCTGAAGTGCCGGATGTTCCGTTTACTCCATTGATACCTGATGTACCTGCTGCTCCTGTTGCACCATTAGTTCCATTAGTTCCATTTAAACCATTAGTTCCATTAAGACCTGATGTACCATTACTACCTGCTGCTCCAGTTCCGTTAGTACCATTGATACCTGACGTACCCGATGTGCCACGAGTTCCTGAAGTGCCTGACGTACCTGAAGTACCACTAGCACCAGCTGAACCGGTGATAATCATACTATCAATCATATCAGTATTAAAACTTCTTAATATCGCAGGTGTAATTAAACCTGATGAGTTATCTGGAAAATCTGCCTGATTGGCAGCCTCTAATTGTGTTTTATTTAATATAGCCATGCTAAACTAAGTTTATTGATTTTGTGTTTGTGAATACGGAACTTCGGTAGAACCTATACCTTGCTCTAATAATGCACCATTACAACACTTACGTGAGTATGTATTGGAGTGAATGCATAAGCATGCTCTCCTATTATTCTTCGGTGATGATTTACCCTGTGTAGGTCCTATGTAAACACCTGATGTTGCTACGAATCTTGCTAAATAAGATGGGTTTGGCATTTATTTATTTATTTGCTATTTTAACAATCAATAACCTAAATGTAGTTGATTATTTTACTTTTGCTAACATTTCATTATGCATAAGTGTTTGTAACCTATTGTAATCACTATCATGCGCTAGGAATAGTAAGCATGTTTCTAATGGTAGTTTAACCACATCTGCTATTGCTCTTATATCTCCTCCGGCGAGTTGTATAATTGAGCTATAACTTTTCCATTTTCTTCCAAAATTGATTTGATGTTGTGAGGTATCCCCGGCGTATCCTTCAAAGATTTCAGGATAAAATTCGGTAAGTCCTCTAATAAATGTACAAAAAAAAACAATGCACCCCAATTGATATCCATACCTAAACCTAAAAACTTATCTCCATCTATGTTACCATCGTATGCTTCTATCTCATATAAATCACCTACCTTCTTTGTGATAGGACGATATAAGATACTCATCACCTTCGCCCAGTTGTTATCTATCTGAAAGGTTTCGTATTTTGCTATATCTAAATAAGCACCATAAGCAATCTTACTTAAATTAGGTTCAAACCCATACTCCTTTCCATCTATTCTTATAATCCTTTGCAGGGGTAGGTCACAACGTTGCATAAACCCATCTAAATCCCCTTTAATCTTTACGAAGGTATCTACATCCAATCCCATAAGATAATCCGCAGGTAAATCGCATAGGTGGTAAAACAGGCATGCCGTTTGAGCATTTGATTCACCCTCATAGGATTTTAAATCGTTATGTAGTTTAAGGTATTTCTCTAGGGTTATAGCACTCCAATCGGTAGGTACTGTAATTTGGATTGTTTGTTTCATATTATCTTTGGTTTTTCTTTTCTCTATATTGTTCAGGGTTGATTAACTCAATGGTATTAAACGCTGATTTAATTATTGGTTGTGATGTTATATCAATTACTTTCTTACTCTCTAAACGATGTTGTAGTTCTCTCACCTTACTCTCCGCAGATGCTCTTTGGTGTATGGTAGCAGATAGGAATGCTTTAGCTTGTGTTAGTTCTTCCAATAGTTTAGTTTGCTCTTTCTCTAAATGCGCAATGTATGCTGCCATCTCCATAACACCTTTCTCATCTATTTGTGCTTCTCCAATTTGTAAGTAGTTTGTTTCCATATTATTATCTTATTGTTATAACGTATTTTCCTTTTGCTGTTGCCACATTACTTAACTTCATCATACACGCATAACGTGCTGCATCAATAAGATGGTCTAACCCACCTTCTGGTTTATCCGTAACGTGTTGGTGTTTATCTACTCCCCATTGGTATGAATAAAACTCATTCACTAGGTTGTTGCATGTTTTAGGTATGTTGAGTGTGTAGTTCTGCATAACCTGTATTCCAAAGTTAATACTATCCTTACCTTTAACAACAGGTTTCGTATTAAACCCTGCTCTATATAATTCTTCTATTAGGCGTGGTTCAGCACTATCACAATATATTTCCTCTCTACCTTTCACACAACCTTTGAAGTGTTTAATCAAATCATCGGTTACCATACCCTTCTCATATAAGCTTTCCACAAAATATAAATCCTTTGCACCATACTTAAACACTGCTACTAATGCGGAAGGGTCAGCACTATATCCTGCATCAAATCCCCAACACACAAACTCTGCATCATCAGGTACCCAATCAACTAAGTTAAATTGGAACACTGCTCTCTCATTGGTTGTGAATTCTCCTAACCCATAAGTTTTCCATGCTTTAGGGTTGGTGTGTTTTAACTCCTCAATTGCTTCTACTACTGATTGTTCTAGGTATGGGTTATCCTTATATGTGGTAAAGTATTGTGCTGCTTCTAATCCTCTTATCCAATGAAAAGGTGAAATGGTGGGATTTAGGGATAATATAATTGTTTGAGTAGTTCTAATTTGTAGCTGGAAGTAACTCTCACTATCTATCTCATTTGCTTCCTCCAACCATAAGATGCTACTCTTTAATCCTCTCAGCTTCTCCGCATCATCCGTAGATATAAATTGTATAATACTCCCACTTTGGAACTCATATACTCTATCAGTGCTATTAAACGCATGGTCCTCCCACAATCCTAATGCACTCATAACATCTTTAAAATCTTTCATTACCGTTCTCTTAAGGGATGGTACTGTTTTACGAACGATTGTTATGTTATGCTTACCTGTGAGAGCTTGTACGATACACCATTGTAGTAGTGCATAACTTTTACCCGAACGTGTTCCACCATAATGTATTGTTACTCTATGTGTACTATCGTTTTGGTTGCCATACGTTTTAGTAGTGTTTATTTCTAGGTTCATGTTTACAATTGTGAATTTACATTTGTGAATCCTCTACACTCTTTTGCGTTATGTTTACTGATATCTGCTGAATCTTTTGGTTTATCTCACCACTCATCTCCGTTCTACTTAATTTCGGCATAACATATTCTAATAGCTTAAATGCTAACTCCATTGCTTTCTCTGGGTTCTTCTTCTTTATCTCCTCCAAATCCGTATTGATTGTGGATAGCACATTGTTTGTGGCACGTGCGATTGTTAGCTTCATCTCCTCCGTACTTCGGTTGAGTGCTCCTGGTTTCCTCCCACCCATCTTATTGCCTGGTTTAAATAAATGCTCTCTGCTCTTTTCCATATTCGTTTTTGATACGATATTTAATCGTTTCTATATATTATAACACTCTACCACCATATTGTATTTATCGTTGAGTGTTGAGGAGATATGCTACCTCTACGATGATTCTCTGCTATCAATGTGGATACTTTATTCCATAGGGGTTTAGGTCCTTCCCAGTTCGCATCTAATATCTCTATGTAATCTTTTAAATCTCTTTGTTTAGGATATGGTAGTTCATTTAGAATAAGGTTCTTCCTCTCTCCTTTGTGTATAAAATAAAAGTAACGGAACTGTCCACCCACTACTCTATATAAGGGTTTACCATATATGCTCTCTAACGTTTCTCTCTT